TTGTTGTCGATTTCAAATTTGCTCGTATGTATTATAGCATTCTTTCCCGTAAATTCCTCAAATGCATTAATGAACATTGTAAAATAATGCCAGTGACATCTAGGAGTATAATCTGGAGATAAACAAATAAAAATATGATCAAAATCATAATTTTCAAATTCATAATCTTCTTTGAAAACAGATTTAAAATCAGCAATTTTTTCAGTAATTGAATCTCTTTCCCTATTAGCACTATTAGGATTACAAATCCACGTAAAAGAATTTAGTTTATCATTTAAGTGCAACCATGCTCCCCAATTTCCTTCATTAACATGGTCAAATCGTTTTAACAATGACAATTCAGCCTCAATTTCATCATCGATACCTAAGTCGTCGGGTCCATCATTCTCAATTCCATGAAAAAAATCATCATGATGATCAATATTAATTAAATCAATATTATCAAACTTTGCAATGTCATAAAGAATAGAATCGTGATCGTATCCAAAAGAAACACTTTCACAATTTTTAATTGACTTTAAAAAAGTATTAAAACAAAATAATAAATTTGGTTGATCAATATAAAACATTGATTCACGAAACTGTGTAGAGTTAAATACATGCGTCCAATGTTTTATTGCACTAGAATGACGAGATGAACCAGGAGGTGGTGCATGATCCTGATACACCTCAATCCATGGAGCCATGATATAGTCCAAATCGATCGTCAATACTTTCATTTTTTGTTAATTAAATTATACTTATCTATAAGTGAAGAACTAGGATCAGTAATTGTAAAAATTTTATCAGAATGAATCATAAATGTTTTTTGATTTGTATAATCAATAAACAATTGTTCTATAGTTCCATCTTTATTTACAAGATAAGGATCCCACAACTTACAATCCGGTTCACCGATGTCACCACCGACTTCTTCAATCTTCGATATTAGAATCTGATGATTCATCAGAACTATCAATTTCAATTTCTCCATTTGTTTTTGCCTCATACATTGTTACAATATCTTTGATTGGTTCTGCAATAGTTACAAGCCAATCAGGTCTAATCGGAATTTGTTCGTCAGAAGTTAATGGAATCCATGGTGTCAACGTAATTTTTACATTACCAGATCTTGGTCCTTCCTCACTTTCCGAAAAAGTTGGAATTGATTCACTAATAATACGATGTGGTTTTTGAAGTAAATAACCAACTACATTTTCATCATCAGAAACGAGTTCTTTAACATCTGCAATGACATCTTCTCCAGATTTAAGAATAACGAGTTTAATAGACATTTTATCTTAGACTATACATATTTAATTATAACATTAAAAAAGAGGGGTGTCTACTGGATTGTGCCAGTAACCCCTCTAGTTGCGACGACGATATTCAATTTTTATTTATTCAATAAGGAAGAAATAATTCTTCCTTTTCTGATTTTGGTGTTAGTTTGTATGCTCCGATTGCTGATGCCGTGAGAACTGAAAAGAGTGCAAATAGTGCCATTATGGTGTCGTAAAATCGTAGGTATTTATACTGGGGGGACTATTAGGGGAATGCGCTCCCAAGGAACCCATTGAAAAAAAGAGTCATTGCGGTCCCAATAGTAAGAGTGGCGGCTGTGAGATTCATAAGTCGTCCTCCATAAGTACATAATTATATAGCAAAAGTGTATCATAGTGATACACTTTTGTATCAACGGCAGCAAAAATCAGTCAGGATATCAGAACCAATCCACTCTTTTGTGATGATCTGGGACAATTCTACCGAGTGTAATACTCAGCAACCCATCCTCAAAGCTAACTGATCTAACTTCCGTCTCGTCACTGAGGGTCCATGATCTAGTCGACAAAGAGTTTTCCGTCTTGTGTGTAGACATTTACTTGTTTCTTTTTAAATCCAGCAAGTGCTAGTTCCAGTCTAGATTCAACGTTGCTGACTGTCACTAGGTTATATGGAGGATAGTTAGTAGTTGTTTCGTGCAGATCAAACAACCTACCAAAGTATTCATCCATACCAATACTATTCTTATTTATGCGATCTAGCAAGGCAGGTAGATCTGCAGCACTATAACGTGTAAGGTTTCCCATTGTACTTCTCCTTAGTTAAGCGAGATTTGATTGTGTGGACCCCGAAGGCATCCATAAGTATATATTAACACAAGGCATAAAAAAGGGGGTAGTGAACCCCGTATTTTTTTATTCGGTTTCCTCTGTCCGTTTCTTCTTAGAACCAATATTGTACTTGGTCTCAAGAATCCAGTCTTGCTTATCTTTATATGCAAGAACCTTGATTTGATTAAGTGGTGCAATATCAGTAATCTTGCTCACATCAACAATACCAATAAGACCCCAATCAGCAAGCAGTTGAGCAATACGGTTACGACGTTGGACATCGTTCTGTGTCAGATTTGCATGTTTACCATCAAGGGCAAACAGTTCTTTAAAGTGTACTAAAAAATATCTACCTTGCTTATGCAGAATATGACAACTCTGATAGATCTTTTTCTCCTTTCTAGATGCAACTCCGATACGAGTCAAAGTCTCACGCACTTTCAGAAAGTCATCTGGTTCACTCAGAACGACTTCTACCATTTGTTCTGGTGACCATGCTACTTCAGGTTCTTTAACAATACTCATTTCTTTCCTCCAGTGTCAAATTTCGATTTAATAAAATTGAGTTGTTCTTGTGTAAGAATTTTCAAAGCCTGTTTTGCCTTTTCATTACTATATCCATAATAACGCTTGACATAATCAAGATCTTTGATCTTATCTTGTCGGATCCAGGGAGAAAATCTCTTCTTTTTCCTCACAATATTTATAAAGAAATCATATTGCATCTTCTTTGGTAAGAAGTGATACTGATTCATCTCATTAGCAAACATCAAAGTATCGATGTGACCTGAAAGACACCGATTCACAATGTATGGTGGATACTCTTTCTCAAGAGAAGGATCTTCATCAATCAGATGTTTCTTTGTTTGATTGATACTATTCAACCAATCTTTCAGTTCAGTCATAAAGCAGAAGGTCCAGAACGTTTACAGATTCTTTTTCAGTAGGATAATTAGTGACAAGAAGTTCTGTTTTAACATTCTCATCAGTTCCTTTTTCACCACGATGTGCCATGGAATAACGGAGTTTCCATTCACGTAGATAATAATCTTTATACAACTCAAGCAACCTATCATTAACATTGTAGGTAATCATGAATTTATGTGGGCACTTATAGACATCTTCAGCAAATCGATCATGATCAAATGATTTATGCATCTCACGATCTTTACCATAAAGAAAATCTTTGATGTCATAAGGAGGATCAAGGAATACAAATACGTCCTCACCAGGAGCATTCATAACCTCAGAATAATCAATATTAGTAATCTTCCACTTCTGTGTCAGTTGAGAATACTTCTTAAGTTTTTCAATACCAACAAAAGAAAAATTAGATCGAGAAGCAGTTTTAGAAAACGTGCTGTTTTCAGTAAGTCCAGAAAAACTACACTTGTTCAAAATAAAGAAACTTACTGCACGATCAAGTCCATCCTGAAAATTAATAAGATCTCGTGTCTCATTAAATAACTCTTTATGTGCAGCATCTTTATCATCTTGAGATTCGTAGTTAGATACCTTTGATTTGATGTCATTCAAACGATCAGAAAGTTCCTCACCACAATCCCTAAGTTGAACCCAGAAATTATATAGAGTTACATACTTATCATTAATCCAAACAGGAACATCAGGATATGCTTGAGTAGCATAAAATGCTACTGAACCACCACCAATAAATGGTTCACGATATTCTTTAAAGTCTTCAGGAAACCATGGTGCCAAAGTCTTTGTTGCTTTAGACTTTCCACCAGGATACCTAAGACAAGTTTTCAAAGGAAACGTTTTCAGAGATTTCATAATCAGGTTTGTTATACTTCAAAAATTCCCAGAAGGTTAACTTCATTTCCTTATGGGTCATTCCACAGTGCTTTGCAGCAGCAGGTAGAGTCATTTTAGCACGGAACAGTGCTTCATTTGCCTCTTGAACATTTTGAGGTGTAGTCTTCACTCTTGGTTCTACCAATTTACCCTTATTAATTTTCAGAAGACTCATAGAACACCCCGATCATTTCTATGAAGAAGAACTCCATCAACCTTATTCAGAAGATCTAGAATACTTCCATGCATGAGACGGTATCCATATCCAACATATAGTTGTCCAAAGAATACTGTAAGTGCCATAAATGTCCAGAAGTAATAATATGTTCTGGATTTCTTTTGTCTTGGGTATTTCATAGTACCAGTTTTTTGCTAGGAGTTTTTAAAACAGAGAACATTTCCCGATATTGATCTTCAATTTCTTGTTGCGTTTCTGCGATATAAACAATATATTTTTTAGTAATCTCGATTTCTTCATCTCTTCCTTTAAGAAGG